AAGCCGGTCGCAGTGAAATTGCTTTTTCACTCGTTCGGGATCGCTCGGCCTGCAGAAAGCAAAGCAGCGCAATAAAGCGCAACTAGAGAGAGGAAACAAAAATGGCACGTTCGACTATGGAAGTTGCATTTCTCGGCACTCAACGCTTCGACGGTGAAGCCGGCCAGAAGTACATCAAGGTCTTCTACGGCGATGAGCCGGACGGCAAGACCGAACACGGCCTGTCGATCATCGGCATGGCAGCAGCGGACGAAGTAGCCGACGAGATCTTCGCAGCCGGCGCCAAGTTCGAGCCGCTGCAACTGGTGCGCATCCATTTCGAGATTGCCCGTGGTGGCCAGAACAAGGGCAAGAATCTGGCGCTCCAGCTCGAAGCCGTCCAGACCCGCGCCGCTGCCGAAACCCCGCGCACCCCAGCTCAACCCCAGGCCAAAGCCGGCGACCCGGCCAAGGCCAACTAACCGGGAGGGGCGGCCATGCTGATCGATGACCGGGTGTACTGCGATTGCTGTGGCAACGACATGGGCAAGCTCATGGCGCTGCCCGCGCCGCAAAGCGACCTGCTGCCAGACCTCAGCCTGCCGCCCCACTTCGCCGTCTGCCCTGACTGCGAACCCTCCGAACAAACCGCCGACCTCGAGCAGGCCGGCGAATGAATTTCCTCGCCTGTGATGGTGACTGGCTGCAAGGCGCCGATGGCTCGCCCATCTGCTCTGGCTCGCTGGTCGCCCTCACGGTCGAGGAAATGCAAAGCCTCTACGGCTCTGCACTCACCTGGGACCAAGTCTCCGAGCTGCAAGGCGAAGCGATTGTTCTGTTCGCCACCGTGTTCGGCTTCCTGGTCCTGAAAAAAGCCCTGAAACAGTGAGGTATCACCCATGCAACTGAACAAGCACTTCATCAAGAAAATCGGCCTCGGCGCTGCCGTTGCTCTCTCGGCTGCTGCCGGCTCCGTCTACGCGGCAGTCCCGGCCGAAGCCACCGAAGCCCTCGATACCGCGGGGACCGACGTCGGCACCATCGGCTGGGCGGTGTTCGCCGTGATCATCGCCGCGATGGCGTTCAAGTACATGCGCCGCGCCCTGTAACCGGGAACCGCGCACTGCATGTGCCGAAGCAAACAAACCCCGCTCCGGCGGGGTTTTCTCTTCCAGGGAAACGCCATGAGCTACGAACTGTACGTCCTGATCCTCACCACCCTGGCGTTTTATCTCGTGTTTTTTGGGCGGGTGTAGGGATGAACAAGCCAACTAACGCGACCATTTCTAAGGCTCTCGCTCTCCTACTCATCATGTGGGGGCAAGCAGCGTTTGCAGATATGACCTGGCGCATTCGTGACTACCAGGGCTATTCAACGTACCCATCAGCCCGTGCCGCTTGTGATGCGTTTATCGCCGGGCAATCCGAGGCGGGTTACACATATTCTTTCCGAGAACTGGCAGAGCTCTCTAACGACGGCCCTTCGCGCAGATATAACTGCCGCTTCTACCAAACCTATATTTCGACCGGCGAGCGAACCACCCGGCAAGCCGTGGTTATCAGCGATGTCACTAATTGCCCTACTGGGTATACGTTTGATTCGAGTGACGGCGCTTGCATTGCCCAGCCCAGCGCCTGCGAAGCCACCATCGGCCAAGTCGTCACCCACGAACACAAAATGAAAGAAGCCGTTGGCCAGCCGGTGATCGATCCGCCGGGCTCGGTCTGCGCCAATAGCTGCCAGTACGCCTTCGGCTTTACGCCGGCCAGCAACGTCTACGTCTACAGCAGCGGCAATCCGCCCGGCGTGTTTGGCGTTTACAGCTATACCGGCAATGGCATCGAGTGCAACGAAGACACCCGCAAGGAACCGGGCAATCCCGGCCAGCAGACCGATCCCGACGAAACCCCAACGCCCGATCCCGATAACCAATGCCCGGACGGCTACGCCTGGAACGGCACCTTTTGCAGCAAGGAACCGCCGCCGCCATGTGATCCCGAAGTCGAGGTCGGTGGCTGTGACGACACCGAGAACCCCGACCCTGACGATCCCGGCGACGGTGATGACGGCGATAGCGACGGTGATGGGGATGGCGACGGAGACGGCAGTGGTGATGGCTCCGGTGATGGGTCTGGAGACGGCTCGGGCGATGGCAGTGGTGACGGTGACGGCGACGGCGATGGATCGGGCGAAGACGATGGCGAGGCCGAGTGCGACCCGGCCAAGGACCCAAACAAGTGCGGTAAGCCCAGCGTAGAGGGTGAAGCCTGTAACGCCGAGATCAAGTGCACGGGCGATGCCGTCCAGTGCGCGATCCTCCGCCAGCAAAAGGAACTGCGCTGCCACGCCGAAGAACAGGCCGACTTCGAGAAACACGAATCCGCCATCGAAGCCGCTGTGCAGGGCGACAAATTCAAGCTCGACGAAGGCAGCAGCGAGATCGAACTGCCGACCTTCGTCAACCAGGGCACTCGCTTCCTTCCGGCCAGCTGTCCCGCTGCGGAAACCTTCAGCCTGCGCACCAGTGGCGGGCGTTCCTTCGAAATCAGCTACGAGCCGCTATGCCGTGCCGCCAATGACCTGAGCGGCCTGTTCGTGGCTGTCGCCACCGTCCTGGCTGCCCTGTACGTGGGCCGCTCCGTAGGAGGTCAGTAATGCAGTTTCTCTTCATCGTGCAGATGCTCGTCATCATCCTTGGCCCACTGGTGAAGATGGTCCTGAAGATCCTCGGCTTTGGCTTCGTCACCTATGTCGGCTTCAACATGATCATTGGCCAAGCCCAGGACTATCTGTTCGGGCTGATGGGTGATGTCGGCCCGGTGATCCAGGGGATTCTTGGACTGGCCAAGTTCGATGTGGTGGTGAACCTGTACTTCGCCGCCATCTCGACGCGCTTCATGCTCGCCGGGATCGACAAGGCCACTGACCGCCGTCGCAATCAGGTCTGGCGCAAGCCGGGCGGCACCTCTATCGACGCATAAGGAGGCGCCGTCATGCTCGTTATCCGTACCGGCAAGCCCGGCCATGGCAAGACCCTGAACACCATCCGCGAAGTGGACCAGAAGGCCCATGCCGAAGGCCGGGTCGTCTACTTCCACAACATCAACGGCCTCAAGCCCGATCAGCTGCAAGCGCAGTGGTTCGAGTTCGAAGACCCCGAGAAGTGGTTCGAGCTGCCCAACGATTCAATCATCGTCGTCGACGAGGCGCAGGGCTGGTTCGGCTCACGCGATCCACGGGCGCGGCCACCGGAGCACATCACCCGCTTCGAGACCATGCGCCACCAGGGCCACGAAGTGCACCTCGTCACCCAGGACCCGCGCTATCTGGATGTGCACCTGCGTCGGCTGTGCAACACGCACATCCACTACTGGCGCGTCTTCAAGTCCGCCCAGCTGCTGCGCTTCGAGTCTGAAGTGGTGGTGGAAAAGGTCGAGCTGAAGACCAGCTTCAAGGAGGCGGACAAGAAGTCGCTGCGCCTGGATAAGCGCTACTTCGGCGCTTACACCAGCACCAACGCCAAGCACCACTTCCAGGCCAAGGTGCCGACCAAGTTCATCTTGGCCATCTGCGTGCTGATCGGTGCGGGCATCCTCGTCTATCGCGCCTATGAGCGTTACAACGCCGAGAAAGTCGCGCTCGAAGCCACCAGCAGCGCGCCGGCCGGGAGCATGGTCGATCAGGTGCGCGATACGGTCGGCGCCTTTATCCGGCCTGCGACGAACGACTCGGAGCAAGCCGCGCCGCTCACCGTTGAGCAGTACCTGGGCAGGCGCGTACCCAGGGTGCAGGACCTGCCGGCATCGGCGCCGGTGTATGACGGTCTGACCGGCCCGCAGACTTTCCCCAAGCCCGTATGCATCGCCACCACCGACCGCGATCTGATCGCCCGCAACTACAAGCGCATGCAGGTCGGTGACAGCGATGAAGGGCTGACGGGGTGTCGGTGCAACACCCAGCAAGGCACACGCCTGGAAGTGTCGTTCGGCTTCTGCATGTCGGTCGTGCAGAACGGCTACTTCGACGACACCAAGCCCGACCGTGGCTCGCCACAAGACCAACGCAATCAGCAGCCACCACCTTCCACCTCGCCGGCCTATCAACCAAGCCAGCAGCAAGCGGGAACCACCGTCACGCGGGTGCCCTACGAGAAAGAGCGTTTCCTGTGGTGATGACCGTCAGCGCGCGTGCGCTCCGCGCTCTTTGCACGCACGGCGAGGCACGAGCCGGCGTGCAAACGCGCGCGCTGACGTCCCTGTAACACGTCAGATAACCACTACTAAGCAACCACAGTAATCCAGAGTAAAGGGGAAAACGGAATGGCCAATAAGGACTTCAAACGAATCGACCTCATGACCGGGTTGGAAGACTCGCAAAGCAGACTATTCGTCGACCCAGGCACCGCTCGGATAGTCGATCTATCCAAGGTCCGCTTGTTGCGTTGCGGAGTCGATACGGTCCGCCAGCTGTACCGGGGACTGATCCGCCCCGAGATCATGGCGCTATTCGAGAAACCGGGCGCAATGGTCCAGTTCGCTGGAGAGTTCTGGCATGCCGGTCGTGTAGGTCGGGACTCGGGATACCAGTACAAGCTCCAGAACGCCGACCTCGGGTTCGTCCTGCTCATCAAGAATTTCAACGCCAAGCTGGAACAGATCGGGCCGCACCTGAAAATCGAGGTGTCACCGCACGCCATCGACGCGCTGTCACCTGAGCGTCTGCAAGAGCGAATGGACTACTACGCCGCAGCCGTGATGACACACCGCGAACGCAACCAGTGCGCTGTCCATCTGGCGTTGGATCTCCAGGGCTGGCTGCCTCCGGTGGATCTGGTAGCTCGCCTGCACTGTCGCGCCAGGACGCACCGGGATATCACTGGCATAAACCAGATCGAGTGGGCCACCAAGTCCAGCGTCTACGGTCGTGGTGAAACGTCCATGTTCGGTTCCGCTGGTGGCGTCCAGCTGTGTATCTACAACAAGACTGAACAGGCCCGCGCAACCGATAAGCTCGACTTCTGGGAAAGCGTCTGGCGTCGCCGGGATTCGTTCGATCCGGCCGACCCTGATAACTACGATCCGATTCAGGATGTATGGCGGATCGAGCTGCGCTATCACCATTCAGTGATCCAACAATTCGCCAGCGGCTCGATTGACGCGAAGACCGGCCAAGCTATCGACACAGACTCCTATGCCGCCTTCTCAGCCCATCTGGACGGTCTGTGGCGCTACGGGCTGGGCCAATTCAAGCTGCTCGCCCGCCCCGGCTATTTCGAGCCCATCTGGACGCTGATCCGCGACGACATCCGTGTCGATGTACCGGTCGATTCGCTGGTCGATGAAACGGAATACAAGCGCTACTACAAGACGTCACGGGGCTTCTCAGGCAAGAACGTGGAACTGTTCCTGGGAAACTTCGTAAGCCTGCTGGCACGGGAGCGAGTGGGCGCTAAGACCGCATTTGATCGACTGAAAGAATGGGAATGCTGGCCGGTGATTCGTGATCACTACGCCTCGAAGAATATGACGGAGCGTGATCTGTACAAGCACATAAAGAACCTACTCCAGGAACGGCATGTGCGATGGGGTCGCGCTATATGACGGCACGCAAGGACGGTAAGACCTGGACGGCTGACTTCTACGAAAACGGGAGAAGCGGGCGCCGTATCCGCAAGAAGGGCTTTCTGACCAAGGCCGCTGCCCAGCGCTACGAAACGGATTTCTTCAAGAGCCTGACGCTGACCGGGCGACCGCTGGATGATCGGCTCTCGGATCTGGTGAACCTCTGGCATCAGCTGCACGGCTGCACGCTCAAGGACGAGAAGACACGCCTGTCGAGAACGTTGGCGATCGCGAAACGGCTTGGCGATCCGCTCGCCTCTTCCTTCGATGCACTGGCATGGGCGCGGTATCGGCAGCAACGGTTGAAAGAGGCGTCTCCGCATACGGTCAACCACGAGCAACGCTACCTGTCCGCCGTGTTCGCGGAGCTGATCCGGCTCGGTGCCTGGGTAGGAAAGAACCCGCTCGCCAATGTCCGCCAGATCAAGACCGATCAGGTAGAGCTGACCTTTCTCACGCTGCCGCAGATCCGCCAGCTGCTCGAAGAGTGCAAACGCTCCACCAACAATCACACCTACCCCGTCGCCCTACTCTGCTTGGCTACCGGTGCCCGCTGGGACGAAGCCGAGTCGCTGACCCGTGCCGCGTTCTACGGTGGCAAGGCTCACTTCCACCGAACCAAGAATCGACAGTCGAGATCCGTACCGATCCCGAAGGATGTTGAGGATCTGGCGTTGAAGGTGGGCATACCTGGAAACGGTCGGCTGTTCATGCCCTGCCGGTCGGCCTTTCGGTGTGCATACAAGCGTTGCGGCTTCGATACACCGGGCCAAATGACCCACATCCTGCGGCACACGTTCGCCAGTCATTACATGATGGCCGGTGGGGACATTCTTGGCTTGCAACGGATCCTGGGGCACTCGTCGATCACGATGACCATGCGCTATGCGCACCTGTCGCCGGATCATTTGGAATCTGCTCTAAGGCTGTCGCCGTTGGCTCAAGTCGCTTATGCGGTTGCCGAACCTCGGCAGTTATGAAGGCTTGCCTTCTGTGAAACCAAATGTTGCGAGAGGTCTTGGGTTTATTTACTGTCTGCGCCTTCCAAACGACCGCTGAAAGGACTCACGAATGAAGAACTTGCTGATCGCGCTATTGATCGGTGCCGCGGTTTGGAAATTTTATACAAACTCCATTTCCGAACATTCAGCTTCGGCTCCAACTCTGCCCGACTTGTCTGCGTCATCCGCTCCGATCAGCAGTCCTCCCAAGCTGGCCCCTAGCCCCTACTCATGTGACGGGCGCACTTGCTGCTCGCAGATGAGCTCTTGCGCAGAAGCTAAATTCTTTCTGAGAAACTGCCCCGGAACAAAAATGGACGGGAATATGGACGGGATTCCGTGCGAGCAACAGCATTGCCGCTGAAAAGCGGCCTGTAGTCGAGCCGTAGTCACTTCGTAGTCACCGGCACAAACAAAAAAGGGGCTAGCTTTCGCTAACCCCTTGTTTTGTCTGGTGGCTACACCGGGACTTGAACCTGGGACATCAGCATTATGAATGCTGCGCTCTAACCAACTGAGCTATGTAGCCAAGTGGCGC